ACGGTGGCCTCGTAGGCCTTCGCCTCGGGCGTCTTGTAGTGGCCGCCAGAGCGCGTGTGCTTGACCGCGTGGTTGCCGGTGACCTTCGGCCAGGGCAGCGCAAACTCGTAAGTTAGTGCATGCTCACATCGAAGTGTTACTGTGACGTTATGCGTTTTTGTCATATCTCCTATGCTTTCTGCCGATTTCGGCTCTACATCATTGTGATCTTCTGCGGTGACAAAACCCCATCTACGGAGACAACGCGACAACGCGACGGGGTCCTTACAGGGGGGGGAGAGAGAGAATTTATATATAAATACAGAGTATTTTTTTTAATATATATATACCCTCCAAGCCCCTATTCATGCGGCTCTTGGCCGGAGACAGGGGTGTCTCCTCAGTGCTGCGTTATTCGTCTTCAGTGCCCTCCTCGACCACTGGGGCAAACTCACTGGCCACCCAAGCCATCCGGCTCTTGCCGCGCCCCGATGGGGGTCGGTATTGAACCAATGTGATAGCTTCCCGGCGCTTGAGGGAGTCGATGATGGAGTCCTGCTGCCGTGGCTCTAGGGCGCGGTACATGCGGCTGAACTTGGTCATCTCGGACTCTGTGCGACCCTGGGGTCCTGCCTGCTTGACGACCCGCAGGACGTCTTGGCACCAGCGGTCGAAGTCGCTGTCGCCCATCCGGCTGGCGACCTGCTCCTGCTGGATGCAGAGGGTGAACTTGACGAAGTCGATGGACCACTGGGCGCTGGTCTGGTCGATCTCCAGTCCTCCGCCGGTGGCCACCTCCTTGAGTTTGGCCGCGTCGTAGCGTGCGCAGGCCATGCCAAGGGCCAGTTTGGCGGCGTGCTCCCATGCCCTGCCCCACAGGGGTGCCAGGCCGTTGGCCTTGTTCTCTTCCATGCGGTTCTCGACCCACTCGTCGAAGTCCCGGAAGAGCTGGTTGGTCATGCCCGCGAAGGGCAGTTCGATGGGGCTGGCGGGGTCCAGGCCGGTGATGCCGCAGGACATCTCCCGGGCGGCCTTCATCCACTGCACGACGTCGTCCGGTGGCTGGCCGATGCCGACGTAGTTCTTGGCCACGCGCCTGTCGGGCACGAACAGCATGATCATGCGGTTCAGGTAGCCCGAGACCACGTCCTGGCTGCCAAGGGCTGGCCAGAGGGTCTCTGGGGTGGTGGTGCCGTGCAGGCCGATGCAGGGGTAGGCGATGTCCTTGCGCTCCTTGGTCTTGCGGTCTGCGTACTCGGTGCCGTGGTAGACCGTGCCGGAGCTGGAGAAGAGCTTCATCAGGTTGGTCACGATGCTGGCCAGGTGGGGGCCTGCGCCCTTGGTGGCCACCGCCTTGAGCATCAGGCCCAGCTCGTCGATCTGGAACAGGCTCACCGGGTGATCCGCCGCCCGGGCCAAGAGGGCGGTGCCGGAGGCCAGCTCCTCGCCGCCAAGCAGGTCTGACAGCCCAGCGGCCTGGAACAGGACCTTCACGCACTTGCGAGCGTGGTCCTTGCCGGCCGACGTGCCTGCCACGCCGACCATGTAGTAGTTGGTGCGCAGGCCGGTGCTGGTGGCCACCTTGCGGCCGAGCACGGTGCCGACCACAGACAGGGCGGCCGCGAGCGCCAGGATGGGCTGGGGCTTCTGGGCGGTCTGCAAGATCCATTCAGCCAGCTTCTGCACGATGCCGCCGGGCTTGAGCAGGTGCTCGGGGTACTCCGGCACGTCGTAGATCATCTCGTCCGAGGCAGACGCCTTGACCGGCACCGCCTTGACGGGTGTGTCGTCACGAGTGACAACAGCGTCGGGCGTCGCCCTCGCCTTCTTGCGCTCTTCCTGCTTGGCCATCGCCGCGTCGAGGTCGAGGGTCACGTCGGGCTTGTGCTTGGGCGGGTGGCGCTCGACGCCAGCGACCTGGGCCGCCTCGTCGAGGGCGCGCTTGATGTCGCCGTTGTGCTGCAGGATGCACAGCAGGTCGAATGCGTCGTGCGCGAAGCCGTCAGCGATCGGGTCCGAGCCGTGGTGGCTGTAGCACTTCTGGTGGTCCTGGTCGCTGAAGACGACCACGCCGGGGATGCGGGTGCTGGAGCTGGGGGCGAGCCAGCGCTTGCCCTTCTTCTTGTACCCTGCCTGGCTCAGCAGGTCCTCGACGCTGACGGCGCGGTTGTACTTGCCGATGATGTCGTTGCCGTCGGGTGTGACGGTGCGCCCGGCCTGCACGTAGCGCTTGCCGACGTGCATCTTCTTCCATGGGCACAGGTTCTCAATCTCCTCGCGCAGGCCCGACGACTTGTCGGCCAGGGTGCGCCAGAACTCCAGCAGTTTGGGCGGCACCAGCGGCAGCGTGTCGAAGTCCCACGGGGCCTTGCCCTCGGCCCATGTGTAGTGGTGGCCGTCAGGGTGCTGGCTGGGCGGCAGCACGTCCTGGTTGGGGCCAGCGCGGAACTCTGTGATGGTGAACCGATCGACGGGGCTCTTGGCGTCCTGCTTGGGCCATGTGATCTTGAGCAGCGGCATGTCTTCCGGCACGCCCGCGAAGATCGCCTTGTCGCGGTTTTCTTTGGACCGGATGCGCATTCCGAAGTCCATGATCTCGTCGTAGTCGAGACCGAACTCGTCGAAGATGAAGCGACTCCACGCCTCGTCGTCCACGTCGATTGCGCCGGTGCCGCTGGGCTGGTGCACTAGGCCCATGTTCTGCGGGCCTTGAGAGAATTTCTTGATCGCCTTCTCTGGCGTGTTGACCAGCTCGCTGGGCGCGTTCCATCCCGGATGGTTTGGCCCCTTGGTCCGCATCGGCATCATCACCAGGTTCCAGCCGTTCTGGATGTAGGCGAAAGAGTGTTCGATTTGGCTGCGCTGAAGGTCTGTCAGTTGAGAATTGTCGGTGTCATTTGAGGTAGTCATCGTCTTGTAGATGCTGCGTGTCTTGTTTTGAAAGGAGACCGGGCCGCACCGAAGACAAGACGGAAACTTCGTGTGGGTGGCCGCCCAGCGGCCCGGTCAAAATAAGCAATGTGATAGCGCAAGCACTTAGGAAATTGACATCGGTCAAGTGCCTTGCAAACACTTCACAGGCGTGATACTTTCGGCAGGATTCCTGACACCGCGCGCAGCTTGCCCGAGGTGATGTGTTCAATGCGCAACTGCTGCAACTTGGGGATTTCCCCTCGCGTCTTCCAGTTGCTTATAGTTGGCTGGGTCACTCCGAGAGCAGAAGCTGCTGCAGCTTGAGAGCCGAAGTGCTTGATTACGTGGTCGATTTTCATTGGGTCCTACTGTGTAGCTGGAATGAGCGCAGTATAAGCCATGTGATAAAGGGTCGCAATCTGTCAACAACTTTTTTTGACTTTGTGACATGACCAAGAACTTTGAAAGGCTGTCAATAGGAGATAGGCTCCGTTACCTCATAGAGGTCAGGGGGTACACACAGGTGGCGCTCGCTCAGAAGATCGGCCTGACTCAGGCAGCGATCAGCAACATCGTCACGGACTCCACGCGAAAGCCGAGCGCTCCCACGCTGCTCAAGCTCGCCGCAGCACTACAGGCCAACCCCGACTGGATTCTGACCGGCGAGGGTGACCCGTTCCAGATGAACACGATCGGTGCTCGCGCAGAGCAGACACTGATCGAGCTGTTCCGCCACATGGACGACCAGTCCAAGGCCGCGATCCTGGCCGCCGCCAAGGCGATGACCAGGGGCTGACTTCACAATCCTGATTAAAGCGTAGGGTCTTTCACGGACCCTGCTTGACGACCGACTTCACAATTGTGATATAGTCGAGGCGTCGGTTGATTGATACCGACCCGGCCCAGCGGTTCTGGGACACGACAGGAGTCCGACATGGCAACTTACACAGCATACGCAGCATCCGATCTTTTTAACGCAGGCTTCTCTTGCGATGGTCATCCATTCATCGCTGAGTGCTTTTATGTCTTGGTTGAGAACGAAGCCGGTCGCCGCTTCCGTCACGTTGCGATTTTCAACGGCACCGAGCGTTTGGTTTGCGAAGAGACCGGCGATGCTTGTTTTCCTGATCTGCGCGAAGAAGCCTCTGCCAAGGCAGATCGTCTGGCTGCTCGTGTGAACGCAGCTCTGGCGGCCGGTAAAGCACTGGATTCTGCCTACTGGGAAGAAGTTGATCCTGCTTACGGCTCTGATGAGTATGTCGCTCAAGGTACAGAGGCCAAGCGCCTTTTTGCCGAGAAAGCAGCAGCTTAATCATCAACGGGGCTTCGGCCCCAACTATCACATTGCCATAGGAGACCACCATGAACGTCAAGAACGCACTGCACAACAAATGCACAACGTCGATCAGCTTCCTCAAGCGAATGATCGCTGAGAACGAGCAAGCCAACGCCAACCTGCACAACATCCCCGAAAGCTGGATGTTCAACCGGGAGGCGCAGCGCCAGCTCAACCTGCGCACGATTGAGTCCTACCGCGACGAGATCATTGAGCTGGAAGACCTGCGCGACGGCCACATCACCGTGGACCGCTTGGGCACCGCTCGCCGCTTCTTCAACACCATGCCCGCATGGGGCACATACGGGACCTGAACATGAAGCACGACATCTTTGAGTTCAGCGCCGTCGGCATGACCCCGGCCCAACGCGCATGGCGCGTTGCCTTCCTGCTGGCACTGATTGCAGTGCTGGTGTTTGATCTGTTTGTATGGAGACCACAATGAAACTCGCCCCAATTCCTAACGCCAAGCGCACAGAGCCGCTCATCCCCGTCGGCCACCCCGACTACGTCTGGACCACCGGTGCCGACGTGCAAGCAACCTGGCGTCGCTTCGGATGGCAGCCCATCCACGAAGCCAAAGCAGCCGAAACAAGTGATGAAATCATCACAATGGCTATTGCCAGACGCTTCACAACTGTTATATGATCGAACCCCTGACCCGGCAGATCCCGGGCGCTTCCCAACAAGGAACACCATGAAACGCACCATCACCACCGAAGTCTTCGCCATCGCGAGCCCCTACAGCCGAATCACCCCCGAGGACCTGCGCAGCGGCGACATCGGCCCCCATCTCATGTACTCGACCACGGAAATGGCTGGCGTCGAAGGCTACGTCGTCGTCGGCAAGGGCACCGTCACCGTGGAGCTGCACGACAGCAGCGAAGTCGCCGCCAACCAGGTGGCCGTGCTTCGCGAGAAGGCCAAGAAGATCCGCATGGAGTCCGCCGAGAAGCTGGCCATCATCGAAGATCAGATCCGCAACCTGCAGGCCCTGACCTACGAGCCCGCCAACGACGAGGCCGCGTGAAAGTCGTTGACGACCTTCACAATGCTGATATAATTCTCCCGAGACCACGTTTTTTAACCACTCCTTCAAGGACGCCAACATGCAAGCCATCACCATTTCCGAACTCGTCGCCGCCCGCATCGCCGCAAAGCGTGCCGAGGACGCCGCCATCAAGGCCCGCCGCGAGATCGACACCTCCATCGCCGAGCTGCTCAAGGACGCCAACAAGCCCGAGGGCTCCGTGTCCCAGAAGCTGCCCGAGGGCTACAAGGTCACCGTGACCTACAAGATGGACCGCAAGGTCGACACCGACAAGCTCACCACCAACTGGGCCAAGCTGCCCCTCGACGTGCAGGCCGCGTTCAAGTGGAAGGCCGACCTGTCGGTGTCCGAGTTCCGCAAGCTGGAAGGCAAGGCCGCCCTGAGCGCCTCGCAGTACTTCACCACCAAAGACGCCAGTCCTTCGATCACCATCGAAGCGATCTGACCATCTGTTTTTTTTCTTGGAGTTATCACAATGGCTATCACCCTCAAGTCAACCAAGGATGCCGCACTCGACGGCATCAAGATCCTGGTCCACGGTCCTGCAGGCGCAGGCAAGACCAGCCTGTGCGGCACCACCGGTGCACCCACCATCATCATCAGCGCCGAGTCGGGCCTGCTGTCGCTGCGCGGATTCGACATCCCGGTGATCGAAGTCAAGAGCCTCGACCAGATGTACGAGGCCTACGACTTCGTGGTCAACACCGACGAGGGCCGTGCCTTCCAGTGGGTCTGCTTGGACAGCATCTCGGAGATCGCCGAGGTGGTGCTCAACCACGAGAAGAAGGTCGCCAAGGACCCTCGCCAGGCCTACGGTGCGCTGGCCGAGAAGATGACGGACCTGATCCGCGCCTTCCGCGACCTGCCTGGCCGCAACGTCTACTTCTCCTGCAAGCAAGAGCGCGCCAAGGACGAGATGACCGGCGC